TACATGTCTCTCATTTATGAATTGTTTCTCTGAACCGAATAGAGTTCCTATTTCTTGTGTAGGATATTTACGGTGTATCTCCTGATACTTCAAATACAAAGTATATTCTTCTACTGTCATTTGAGATACAAAAGATAAGTCTTCTGTAATTCTATCCCTCATCATAGACCTGCCTAATGCATCAGGTTCTACATAGTTTTCTTTATACTCTTCGTATTGTTTCTGTATTAATTTATCATCAAACATTAAAATCTTGGAATTTCTCTGCACCTCGGTTTCTATCAAACACTGGAGTTTCATTCTCATCACTATCGATTAATTCCTCTTGTGCATCTTGTTCACAATCGTATAACTTCATACGACTTCTATCTATACCAATGACAAATCTTTTGAAGACTGTTGGGTCATTGTATCTATTCTTCAACTGTTTGACTACTAACTGGTCTAACTCTTCTAGTTCTTCTGATGTAATCAATGCAAACATCATATCTGCAGTTGCAGGTAAACCAAATGATTCTGAAGTATCTTCAAGACCAATATCGGTTGAACCATAACCACTTCTTGTAGTCTGAGTTGCACTCATAATTGGCACATCAAATTCTACTGCAAGACCTCTAAGTTCTTCTGCAATACTCTTCACTAGTGTGTATGAGTTTGCACCTGAACCTGGTCTGATTCTATGTGAAGAACATATGTTTAGATAGTCAATGAATATCATATCAGGTTTAAAATCTTTTTTGATTTCTAGTTCTTGTAATAGATGTCTGAAATGACCAACATGTGCTGATGCAGTAGGGTATTCTTTAATGATAAGTTTACCTTTTGTTTTTGCACGAATCTTATCAACCTTTTTATCATACATTTTCTTGGATAAATCAGGCAAGTCTTTCATAGGAACATTCAATACATTTGCATCTATTCTCTCTGCAATTCTTTCTTCTGACATTTCAAGTGTGATGTATAGTATGTTCTTGTTCATCATCAAACCAGCAGATGCCATATGACACATGAATAGGGACTTACCAACACCAGTACCTGCAAGGCAGATGTTAAGTGTTTTGTTTGGAAGACCACCTTTGGTAATCTTGTTGAAGTATTCTAAGTCAAACGGAATCTTCTCTTCTTCTGTATGATAGAATTCAAATCTTGCATCTGCATCTTCAATCTGGTCATGACCAATATGTTGGTCAAATGATACAGACAATGCATCTTTTAAAAGTTCAGGTATTTCACCAGTAGACCTTTGAGATTTCTTATCGATAACCTCAATAGAATCCATGACTGCAATATAGATTGCTCTATCTTTGCACCACTTCTCAGTCTCTTCAACGAGCCAATCCATTGGAGTTGTCTCTTTGTCGAATTGACTGATTACGGTTTTAGACATTTTCAATTCGTTCTCGTTAAGAGAAGTATTGTTGTCTAAGTTTATGAGAAGTGCTTCCGTGGTAGGTGGTTTAGTATATTTTAAGAAATAATCTTGTATCTCTTTAAATACTACCTTCTCATCACTCTCGGTGAAATACTCTGATTTTAGGAAAGGTAAAACCTTCCTAGTAAAGGGTTCATTCTGAATCAGATTCTTCAGGATTGTCTGTTCTAATCTCGCTATTGCTTCCATATTTAAACTCTGTATTAACTGCTTTTTCTAATGATTCCATAACTTCTGGTGTGAAGTATTTTTCAGGATTATTATTAATGGTTTTACCAAATTCGGTTTTACCATTCGGTAATTTAACTCTCGTTGATGATTTCTCAAAAACACCATGTTTGAGTGCAAGGTCTAATAGACCATAATACCTATCAAGACCACTGTCGTATGATAATCTCACATCAACAACTTTGTTCTCAACAGTAAGTCTGGACTTTGCATTCTTACAGTGAATGATATTACCGATAATATCTGTTCCGTCTTTCTCTTTTCTCTTAGAGAGATAGATAATTGATGATGCAGCGTATTTAAGACCACTACCACCACCCATTTCTTTTTGTGGGAACATAGAACCAATTACATCGTAAGTATGGTTGGTAACAATCATAGGAACTTTTGCTCTACCGAGTTTTAAAGTTAACACTCTGAATGCACCTTTTACAATTTGGGCACGAGTCATATCTTTTGTCTCTTTGCCCTCTGCTGTATCTTCGATTTCTTTAGTAGTTGATAACATACCAAGTGAATCTAATACAAACATCATAGGTGGTCGTTCTGACTCATCTGATTCCAGATATTTGTCTAAGATACTTATTGATTGAGTTCTGAACTGTTGAACAGTCACAACTGGTACAATAACGATTCTCTTTGAATCTATACCTCTTTCTTCAATCATTTCTTTTGTGATTGCAGATTCAGATTCAAAGTAGATTACTGCAGCGTCAGGATTATCTGCAAGGAATTGTTTGACCATTCCTAATGCAAAGAAAGTTTTACCTGTTGCTGACTCACCAGCAATTGCAGTAATTTTGTTTTTGGGTAGTCCACCGTGTAGTGAACCAGAAAGGAGTGCATTAAAGATATAACTGCCTGTATCTACAAACGAGTCTACATCTCCTGCTTGAACTCCGTCAGCAACAATACCTGCGTATTCATTGCCTGTTGATTTGATTAAGTCTTTCAAAAAACTCATAATTATACACCTCTCATAATGTTTTTAATCATAACTCTATTATAGAGGTATCTATGAGATTTGTAAAGGGGTTTTTATATTTCTTTTTGGTGGTATTTTTTAGATAAATCTTTGATAGACTCATCACATTTGACATGTTCTTCCATCATCGTTTTGATTTGGGATATCTGAATTTCCATGTATATAAATCCAGCATATAACCCACCTATCAAAAACATGTAAAGTAGGTCGATAGAACTGTATTCCATTAGTCTAAAACAACTGTTGCATTGGCAAGTAATACTTCTCTGTTTGCCATGTGTTGTTCTTCTACTAAGTCTTTGTTCTCACCTGTATATGGTACTGCATGATGGTCTGTAATCATTTGTTCGTTTACATTGACTTTAGTGCCTTCTTCATGAACAAATATTTCACCAAGTATTCTTCCGAATTTACCTTTATCATGTGAGATTAAAGTGATTGACTCTGCTTCTTCTAATAATTTCTTTAGATGTTTCTTAGATGCCTTACCGAATTTCTTTTCAACTAAGTCTCTTGTTCTGGATTCAGGAGTATCGATGCCTAACATCCTTACTCTCTGTTTTTTATAAACCATTCCGAAACCGAGGTCGATGTCTACATCTACTGTATCACCGTCAACAACTTTTGCAATAGTCACATTGTATTCATAAGTATTTTTCATAGAACTATTTAGGATAATTATGTTTTCGATGTGAAGTTTTCTCTTCCCAATCTTCTATTGCTTTTTTGATGGAGTCTTCTGCAAGGACTGAACAGTGTAATTTGATTGCAGGTAATTCAAGGATTTCTGCAATCTCTTTATCTTTAATTTGTTTTGCTTCGTCAATCGTTTTGCCTGTAAGTAGGTCAACGAACAACGAACTTGATGCAATAGCACTTCCGCATCCGTATGTTTTGAATTTGACATCGATTATCTTCTCGTTATCATCTAGTTTGAGTTGCAATTTCATAACATCACCACATGCAGGTGCACCTGTCATGCCTGTTGCAACCATTGGGTCTTTTGGGTCGAATCTACCGACTGAATGTGCTTCTGGATTGTTCAGAACATCTTCGAATCTATCGACTACTTTTTTACTATACGCCATGTTTATATTTATCCAAAGAAACTATCAAGACTTGCAACTGGTTCTACATTCCAGTCAATAAGATTGATAATACCTTTGAGTGGTTCAATGAATGCCTTATCAAACTGTAAGTCATAATCAACATACTTCTGTATGTCAAACTCACGAGGCAGAACCGATAAGAATGAGATAACATTCTCTTTTATTGGGTTTGGTGTTGTAAGATATGTAAAGTGGAGTTTATCTCCGTTCTTTATCAATTCATATCTTTTATCTAAGTTTAGTTTCTCTAAGTGGTGATTGTAAAGTAAGGCACCTCGGACATGTATGGGTGTACCCTTTGAGTAGATGTTTGAGTTATCTTTGTATTGATTGATATTATTACACCCTCTTGGTGATGCAATCTCTTCTACAGGTAGATTTCTGAATTCTTTTCTTGTTGTCTCAACAAAGTCCCACAACTCTTGTTCAGTCTTTGTCATTACAATAGTCAATGCTTCAGTAAGTTTCTTTCTGACCCATTGTGGAGTTGAAGACTTTGCAGTTTCAATTCCCATCATTTTTAGTTTAGGTTCTCTAAGTCTTACACCCTCATTATCATATACATTTAGAATATATCTTTTCTTTGCAGTCCAGATACCTCTATCTGCAATTACTTCACGACCCATTTCCATTTTCTGTTGAAATGAATTTGTGTAATCTTTAAGGTCTTCAAAACCCTCTCTTAATGCCTTCTCAATTTCAACTTCAATCTTACATAAGAAGTCAACAACTTTACTCTTATCTTTTTGTTGTTCTGGTGTGAAGATTTGATTTACTAAATCATCAAGTGTGATATAGATTGAATCAGTATCCATTGCAACAATGTAATCTTTGTTTGTCTTTAGAACTTTGTTTAGATAATCATTTGCAGTCTTCTCTGACCATTTGATTACTAATTGACCTGCAGTAGTAA